TGGGTTGGTATCAGCCGCAAAGGAACAGGAAAGGGCCGCTGTAGCACTTATCAAAGCCGCCGATGAAAGACAGGCTATCAATAGAGATAGAACAAAGGAAATTGACCGTCAAGAGGCTGAGGCGAAGAAGAACAAGGAGTTTGACACCAAGTTTAACGAACTGATTGCCAAGGGTGATTTTGCTGGGGCTAACAAGTTGGTTGAGGAAGCAAGGAAGCAATCTCAGGCACAGTTTGATTTAGGTGACAGGGGTATTCATAATGCCGCTATCCAGATGGATGCCACACCCCTTGAAAATAGAGGTGCAAACTACAAGAGTTATGATGACTACCTGACCATTAGAACCTCAGCGCAGACACGGCTGGGGCAACTTGACAACTATGAAGCGCAGATAAAGGCCGCACAGCAACGAACCGCACAGGAACAGGCAAGAGAGGCTGAAAGAAAGGCACAGGAAGCGGCTAGACAAGCGGAACAGGCAAAGAAGCAGTCAGAGGCTGAGGCAAAAGCCAAGGCTGATGAAGAGGCTAGGTTTGAAAAAGCCAAGGATATGAACTGGAAAGCAAGCCTTAAAGACGAGGCTAAGGAATACCAGTCTCAGATTAGCACAGAAGAATCGTTCATGTCTAAAATGGCTGGAACCAAGTTGTCCGATTCATTGACAAAGATGGGCGGTGGTTCTGGATATGGTGTCCAGATGCAGGGTATCAACTCCTATGTAAGCAAGATGTCTGGAAACATAGCAAGCATCAAGACCGTTATGGAAAAATGCCTTACAACGATTCAAGACATAGACAATAAGTATTCACCTTATGGAGGCCAATTCATTAGTGACACAGAATAAATAGAGAGGAAATATTATGCCAGGTTCAAGTTTACCAACAGTTAAACAATGTAGCGAAACAAAGGAATATCTCAACCAGAAGACCGTTGTTAAAGTGTCTTTCATTGGTGAAGATAATGCAATTGCGGCATTGGCAAGCGCACAGAAAAAAGGAACTGCTTTTAGCGGTTTAAGTAGTGCTGTTGCCCATTCAGTCATTGATTCATCTGTTACTGAAAAACTACAGTCAGACAGAACCAAATGGAATTGTACATATACCATATATTCACCACAAGCGGGAAGTGGTGGGGATGCCTATTATACTACTCTTGATTCAATGACTATGGTACAGCAACAGTTCCCATTGTACAAGTACCTTAATGCAGACGAAGCCGCTGCTGTTGCGTCATGGGAAAACCTCTCAGACGATGATGTTGACAATAAGAAGGCTTTCAAGTACAAGAAACCAGATGGGAGTTATGATAACCTGTCAAATGTTTCTGAGAAGGCTGAAAAGGTTGCAAAGAAGATTCTCGCTGGCTTTGAGTATGTTCAGAAAGCATATCCTCAAATCACCCATGTCGAAAGGTTTGATTCAAAGAAGGCGTTGAACAATAGAAAGAACAAGTTAAACCATATTGACAATGAGGGAGTGCCAAATTTGATTTCTGGATATAGTTGGCTTAAAGTTCAATTTGATTGGCAACAGAATGATGATGGTACATGGACTTTAACAGAATCTTGGATGGGTGTTCCAGATACAGACCCTTGGGATTCCGACCTTTATGGCGCTAATGCTTGGGATTTCTTCATTCCAACTGCACAAAACAATAACAATAACAATAATAACCCATAAGAGGTGACTATGCTACAATCTCCAAAAAGCGGTGACAACATCCTTGCATGGGCACGGAACGCAACCAAGGAAATCAATTCCAACACCATTCACAATGGAATTGGAATTAAGGTTCTTCGCACACCGCAGGGAACGAACATATCAGTACAGCCTAGTGCAAAAAGAAAAGGTTCCTCGCCCGCACACGAAATGCCCTTTGATGTCAATTTCAAAGAGTTCAATGAAAATGATAACAAGATATACGTCGAAGTAAAATATGGCGATGTCTATTATAACCTAGGTACATTGACTACTAAAGTGACCCCGCTAAAAGACGTTCACAAGGAAGTGTACAGTTTCGGTCTTGAGGAAGGGGAATCAGAAGGTGACAATATGATTCTTCTCGGTCTAACTTTCAACTATTCAGATTCCGAAGACGGTATGTTTCCTGAGACGTGGAATTTTGACGTTGTTCCAGATTCAGAGGATGAGGCATATTCCGACCTTACGGGTGTCAAGTATTTTCCCTTGTTTCTTGTTATTGTTCATGCCCTACCGGAAGGAACCGAAGTGGAAGACACCTTCGACCCGTCCGAATATCCAGTTGCATGGCAGACCACAGTAAATGATGGGACTGGTGACAAACTCATTGTCGGAATCCAGCTTTATCATGGTGACGTTCATGTGACCTATTCAGTTGGCGCGCCAGTCATTGCCGAGATATCAGGCGAATCTTCTGCGGGTTCTTATACGGCAAGCACAATGGACTTTAATCAGGAAACGGGAACAACAGGTGAGTTTACCATTCAAGTTTGTGAACTTGCATATACAGACGCATTGCCAGCGGGGTCAAGAGTGATAGCACACCCCGGCTATGTTTTGGCTTATTCATCAGGTACAGGGAGTATTATATAATGGGCTTCTTTCGTTCACCATCTAAATTGCATTATGGTTCCAAGGTCATTGATGGCGTTTACATTGGGACTGGTTCGGACTATGGAAAGATTATCCTGAGACGTTCCAACTCTAACAATTATGAGTTGTTTATGAGTAAGCCAACATGGAACATCAGCACATCATTAGGTGAGACTCTACATCCCTACGGGAGTTGCGGAGGGGAACCCGCTTACACGTCAGCACAGAACCCACATGCACAGGGGTCTCAGGGTTGGTATCTCTACCATTCAAACTACTTTAGAACGCCTACAACGGCAAACAGCAAGGGCAAATGGCTTCTTGTTAGAAACGCCCCGTATTGTGGATATATTCCACGTCAGTCAGTCGATTATGATTCCTCAGACGATACATGGACTTATGCCGGAGATACTTGGTACGAGACGACTGACATGGAAACTCTTGGTGCAAATGGCGATAGCGCTGGAACTTTTACTGGTGTTTCAGATGATGTGAGAAATCAGACTGTCACAGCAACCATTTCCGTTTCACCCGTTGCATCTGAAAGCAGAAGTTCCATTGCAGGAAATTGGGGTTCATTCTGGATTGGCTTTCCAACATGGGAACTTCAGGTATCTGAAATGGGACTTGACATAGATGTGTTCAAGAAATGGAATGGTCAATATCACGGTCTAAGCAGAATTGATGTTACAGAAATTGAGGGGGTTCCATGTGAAATCAATGGATATGTCATCGCTGGAATGAAAAAACCATCATTGAAAAATACATTTTGGTTCAATCCAAATGAACCGCGTTTAAGCCAAAACTACGAAATGTATCTTTATCATTTTGTTCCGACAGATGAAGAACATCCCGAACTAGGTGGTACAATTGAACGGGTCAGCGGTACAGAACCTAAAATCCTTACATGGGTTGGTCTGATGGATGGGCAGGGGCTTATCACGCGACATTCTGGTAGCGCGACGGGTGTGACTAAGCGGATTTATGCTTGTGAAGCGGCAATATGGAGGTAATAAAATATGCCATATAAAGACGAAAGTTCAAATCCAATTTACCGTCCACCTCAAAATTGGGACGATATGCAATATGACCCTTGGCGTGGTGACATGGCCGATATGATGGAAGCTGTAAGAAGCGCAGTTCTTGAAAGGATGGCTGTTGCTTCTGGTGCATTGTTCCCATGTATAACTGGAACACATATCACGCGCATGAACAGTTTGATGTCACAGCTTCAAAGATGCCAAATTGGAGGCATTGAAGTTTTCGACTTTTGCCAGATGGTTGACGCCTGCATGGATGCCTTGATTTATTGTAGTGGTGAAGCTGGCACTACTGACAATCCTTCATCAAATTACACGACACAACATGGGCTTTTCATCAGGCCAGACATCCCTTTTATCTATGAGGAAGGCAACTACTACGATATATTTCTTTACTACAATTTTATAACGCCAAGTTGGATGCTTGGTGTAGCTGACCGAAATTGGAAAATTCCTCTTTCTGAATGTCATAGGGGAAGCATACCTTCCAAGTTTATCGAGGTGTTCAAGCGGGTTCGGAAAGCATTAAATCAACTCTACAAGTTTCCCTGTCAGCTATGGGGGTATATAGTTGCTTCAGGTGGTTCAAGCGAAACATATAGAGATTTTTCAGACTTGGTGCAATGGGCTAATGACAAATATCAGGAAGCAATTGATTCCACTGATACTCCTTGGACTAAGCTTGTACCATCCAGACTTGGAATCACAAATCGAAACAAGTATGTAAGAGTTTATAAAGGTGGAAATGAATCAAGACCGTGGTATTCAGGGCAAATGCAGACACAGGAACTAAAAATTCGCGGCGTAGTAAATGCTTTTCCTGACTGTGAATTTATGTTGAAGGGCGCTTTCGTTTGCGGCGAGTACCCCCCTAGATACAATGATAGAGAACTGGACGAAGTGACATACAACGGACCGTGGCCAAAAAATCAGCCGGGAGAATATACAATGGATGTTATCCAAGGTCCAGAACATACATTTGACAATTTCCTGTTTGAATTTCCAGATGGAAGTTATGGGTCATTGGAAGTTCCGTCACCCCCCTCACAAGTTGGACATTATAGGACTGCGGGTTTCATGTGGACGATGATTCCATACGGCGACTTTTCAACATGCTTTAAGTTCTTTGACTCTCAGCAATAAGTAAATAATATAAGGAGATTTAAGATGACTGATTCCCTTACAAGATACGAAACTACTTTTGAAAGTACAAAAAATCTGCCGATGACAATTGCCATTGGTCATGGTGAAAACGCTGATTTGGTTGCCAGTTTCAAAGATGGTGGAATTGATGTTGACTTGACTGGTTACACAGCTAGGGCCATATATCAACCATCTTCCAAATGGGGTACTGATGATTGGTATGAATGCCCCTGTGAGGTTGTAGACAATACGGCTATAGCCCATTTGGGGAATACTTACGATAATGGTGACAATGCCGTAAAACTCTTCTTGCATCTATCCAAGGATGGGAAGGTTGCATATCCAGCCATTTATCAGATTAGACTTTTTGAGACACCGGGCTTTTCTCCTAGTACAATTGAACCTATTCCAGAAACAATTGACTTCTCGGAATACACCCTGCTTAATGCGCCTTGGGCTTTGCAGACAGACCTTAACGCATTGCTTGAAACTGTTTCTTCAATGTCAACTGAGATAGTCAATACCAGCAACATGGTTTTCAACAAGGTGGTGAAACTTGTACCTTACGGACCATCAGCACGGTTTGTTTTAAGGAATCGCTGGCAACACTCCCTACAGCGTCGAGACTTTCCTTCATTTAGTCCTAGATTCACACTACCAGAACCAGACCATGAAGACTTTACAGTGTTTTACTGTACTTTAGATATTATGAATATTGCACCAACTCCATCTTATAGTAGTGATGCAACTTTGACCTTGATTCAACCAGACAATTATACATGGACTATTCTTGTAGATGACGGATTAACATTGAGTGAGGTCTTGACTGTACCTAGTGGACGAATTGCTAGATTCTACATTAGTCAAGTTGGCGGCTACAATAAGGGTACAACAAGCAATTGGGATGCGATGTATATCAAGCGGGTACTACTTGCGGATGTAACGCCATAAAGAGGTGTCACCATGATTACTGAATTGGACGAGATTAAATGCAAGAACACTTTTGACTTGATTGATGCAAGCAGTCTGGAACACAAAACCAAGGCTGACTTGAAGGAATCGGTCGAAGAGGCTAAACTAAATCTCAATGGTAGAACCCTAGAGGAAAGGTGTGCATCCATTGCCCGTAATCAGTTTGACACTACACGATTTTTGACGGAAATCATAATCCAGTTCAAGAGTATTGCAGACGAGGTGAAGACGGCACAGGGGCAGAACCAGAAGCGAACATGGAAAGATGTGGTTGCTGAAATGAATTGGTGGCCTCTTACCGTTCTGGGTAGTGTGCTTGGTATCTGCGCAATCTTCCAGCCTCAGATAGTTGGGGTGTTTGAGGCATTCATCAGGCTGTTCTAGTTCAAATTACTTATCTTTTACTTATCTTGTAGCCTGTCTGTAATTTCAGCCTCAGGAAAATTCACCCAGCCTCACATAGAAAAACCCCTAAAAATGGGCATAAATCGCTTGTTTTTAGGGGTTTGGCGTATCTTTACGAGGTTTTGCGGCTTTAGTTCCAGACTAGAACCTTTAAGAAGGAGTTAAAAATAATTATTTCATAAGTACCTTGTTTTCAATGGCTTAGTAGAACAGCCATTTACTTATAAAAATTTTCCTTGCATCCATTTTGCATTTTATCTATACTCTCTACCGTCAATTTGAATCAGCCTAGGTTGGCTGATATGGAGGTAACATGAAGCGCAGGGCAAAAGGTACTGGAACCATCATCAAGCAGAATGGTTACTACTATGGGCGTATCGTCCGCAATGGCAAGGTACAGGTCATCAAACTAAGCACCAACCAGAGAGAGGCTGAAACCCTATGGAAGGACTGGCTACTCTCACACCCTACAGCCCCAAAGACTGAGACGGCAAAGCATAGCCTGTCTGATGCATGGTCAAAGGCTGAATCCAACTACAAGGTCAGGGCCGCTAGTAGGGGGCTGTTCGTTTCATACGAAAGATACTTCAAGAGGTTCCAGAAATGGGCTAGTGACAGTGGCAAGCACTACCTAGAGGATATTACAACCTCAGACATTGCTGACTACATGGAAGAGGCAACAGCCCTGCAATCCAAATGCACCAAGAAGACCCATCTATACATGATTAGGGATTTATGGGCATATTCACTACCTGACATTCCCAACCCAACAAGGGGCATCAAGATTAAGGCTGACACACAAAGCATACCTAGGGAACCCCTGACTGATGAAGAGGTATCCAAGTTGCTTGAAGCGGCTTCCAAGTACAAGTATTACCCCAACGAAATGAGGGGGCTTGTAATGGTGGGTCTTTACACGGGATTGAGGCTGACAGACTGCGTACACCTCAAGGCAGAGAATACCAAGGGTGACACCGTAGCCCTTACACCCAAGAAGACCAAGCAGAAGGGCATACTGGTAAGGATTCCGCTACACCCAACGTTGAAGGCAGAACTTGAGGCAACGGGCGTGACAGAAGGATATTACTTCCCCAATCTAGTAGCCATGAGTGACAAGGGGCAACTGAGGTGGCACACTTGCAGACTGTTCCAGAGTTGCCTAAAGACTACCACAACCCAAGAGGGGAGAAAAAGGAAGGTTCCTCTAAAGGGTTTCCATGCGTTGAGGGCAACATTCATAACCAGACTGGCACAGAAAGGGGTGTCATTGCCCATAATGGAATCATTGGCAGGGCATCTTAACCCCCAGATGACAATGCACTACACACACCCAGACGAGGATGTTAAGAAGGCGGCTATTGATGTACTTGGATATGGTGACGAGGCAAACGATAAGGTCTTCATGCATCCAGAGGTCAGGAAGATAGTGGAAATGTTTGAGAAGCAGAAACAAGACTTCATGAAAAAGATGGAGGCTACAATCAAGGGTCTGATTGAGAAGGGTGAAATAACTGATTCTGTTGTGACCCGTCCGTTTGTTGGCTATCAGGCTTTCTCAACGGCTGGAAAGAATGACAAGTTTGAAACGGTTGACCTTACACCCATCAAGAGAAGGATACTTGAAAAGTTCTTCGTGCTACCACCCCAGAGGCCAAATGCTACTGTGACAGTCAAAAAGGAAGACATTGAGAGAATCAGGGCAACGGGTGTGGAAATCTAAAACAAAAAAGGCTGGGTTGTCCCAGCCTTAATTTTTGACCTACTCACCCTTCTTCTTATGAATCCTGAGTCCGTTAATCCTCAAGGCACACTTGACCATGATTTCCTGTAGTTCGTCAATGCTGTCAATGGCCTTAATCTGTGCTTCAATGCCCTGTGCCTTTTCAGCCTTTGCCTTGACCTTGCTGTTGACATAGGCTTTCAGGGCCGCATCTAGGGCCTTCTCTTCATCAGTCTTGGGCTTATTGTAGTTCTTCTTGGGCTTGCCCTCCATAGGCAGTTCTTGTGCTGTGGGTTTCTTCTCTGGCATGGTGTATCCTCCTAAGTGTGCTGGTATCCACCATTGGAACCAACCAAATGATAATAGCATATATTCAACTGTTGCAGTCAAAAATTTTTCGTGAGGCTGTGTCTTTCAGTCTCACCCCCTCACCCCTAGGGATGATGATGGCAAGGGTGCTTAATGCACTTAATGCAAAATTGGATTAAGAAAAAATTTTTATAAAACATTGAAATTCAAGTATTTTAATAGAAATCTTAGTCCTTAATGCAAAAATCTCTAACTCTTATATAACGAACACCTCCTGCCCATTATATAAGAGTTGGCGAAAAATGCATTAAGGAAGGGAATTTTCCGTAGAATGTTCAAAATCAAGTATTCTGTGAAAACATTTCTTAATGCAAAAAATGCATTAAGCCCTGATTTTGCATTAAGGAGGCCCAAGAAACCCCCTCCCCCCTTGGTCATTTTTCCACCCAGACCACATCATACCACCTCCCCATGAAATTTCTTGGTCAACCCCAAAAATTAGTTATTGACTCAGGAACGCCAAATGTGTAAATATATATGTGTTGACGGTCTATTAGCCGATGGAAAAAATATCAGAGGTTGAAGATTTTCCACAATAATTACACTATGCCAGCGTTATTATATGTGTTGAATCTGTTTGCCTGTTGAAGAAAAATTTGATATTGGCTAAATAGATGTAGAGGGTTGAACCTCCCCAGCCTGTTGAGTGACAGGTCGAACCCAGTCAGGGTATCAAAGACATGATGTTTCTTTCTTACCCTTGCTGGATTCCTCTGGCAAGGGTTCTTTCTTCTGTCAACATTAAAAGCCCTTGTGGCGGAAAGAATACATCATGAAAGACACAAACAAAATAGCCAAGGCAACACAGGCTTTAACTCAGGTTGCAGACTCCTACCGCATTGAAGACGGCGTAGCGGCGGGATTAATAGACAAGGCTGACATTGACAATGCAGTAATAGATTCAATGACGGCGTTTGCTAGGGCATACATTGACAGCCCAGCGGAAGTAGTGGAACTACCAACGAACCCAGACATGACCAAGGCGTTTGCAGAACTCACCAAGGGACTCAGAGGTCAGGTTTTCACAGGCAAGTTCCGCAGAACCGTAAACAATGACACGGGTGAGGTCACAGTTACGCCTGTGACAGATTCCACAAGGGTTGGAATCAACTATCAGGATGTCATCTTCAAGAAGGTTGAAGAGAAGTTAATGGCAACCTACCACCCCAAGACCCCTGCCTTGGAACATGACCCCAACGCAGTCAGATACCTTGAAATCTGCCGCGACCTGTTCCCTAATGTAGCCAAGCCCCATGTAGCCGCCAACGCATTTCGTGACCTGATAGAGAATGTACACAACAGTTGCCATACTCCCAATGCCAAGTTTGTTCAAAAAGCCATGTGGCTTTACTCACTCAAGACGGGTGGAACTGGCAAGTCATTCTTCCTAGGGTTGCTACACGATGCCTGTAACGAACTGGGTATTGACGCCTCCTATGAAAACTTCAAGGAATCCAACTACCTCAGCCCAACATGCGGTATGCACACGGTCACGATAAGCGAGGATACACCTAAACTTGATTCCTCAATGGCTGAGACACTCAACACACTGATTGACAGAAGCACATTCAAATATAACATCAAGTGGGGTGCCTCTGGTTTAGCCAAGTCTGAGGCTAACTTGGTCATGGGTTCCAACTACATTTCCTTTGAATCCAACACCCGCCGCTACAATCAGGTAGAGTACATCCAGTACAACCTGACTGAGGCGTTGAAGGAAGAAGACAAGATGTATTTTCCCCTATGGGAGAATCAGGAAAATGGTGTTGAACTTGTCAAGGAGGCGTTCAAGGTATGCCCATTCAAGTCAGAACACGCCAGTTGGGACAAGGTGACAATAAACGATTGTGAGGAAGAGGCAGTAGAGGTAGATGACAGATATGGGTCAACCCTTCTGGCAATCCAAGAGACGGTGGCCAGTTGCAATATAACCTATGATACAATCACACACATGAGGCCAACCCAGTTTGCCAAGAAGATGGTTGCAGATGGTTATGGCAACTACAAAGAGACTGTTGGGGCATTGAGAAACTTCCTCACAGAGTTGAAATCAAACGGCAAACTCCCAAGCAGAATGTGTGAGGGCAGGGCCAAGATTGAAGCAACCTACTTTGACTGGACGAAGATAGCCAAGATGAAGTGGGGTGAAACTGACAATGGAAACTTCCTAGCCAACATACATGACGAATGGAACAACATAATCATCAACGAAACAAACGCAAACAGCAACAATGAAACCTTTGATTTGGAGGCCCTATAATGAAAAATATCATAGCTGATAATCCTGAATACTTCAAACTGTCTGAATCCAGAATGCATTGGTGCAAGAGGCACCATTTCCTGCCAGTATACAACTATGCTTGTCAGCCCCAAGCCAAGGGCATAGTCTATCCTGACACCCAGTATTTCATGGTTGCCTGTTGGAATGACGAAGCCAAGGCAAGACTTGACGCAGGGGAAGAGGTTACAAGGAAGGCTGACAACCTGATGCCAACTGGTTTCGTGTACGAGTCTGACAACCTGACCCTAAAGGAACAGTTGGGCAATGTCAAGAGTGATGCCATACCGCACATACTGACAATCACTCACTCTGGCAACAAGTCATTCCACATCATTGTTCCTATTCACCTGACTGATTCCTATACCATAGGCAGTAACAGGGAACTCTACAAGTACCTCTGGAAACAGGTTGCCAAGAGGCTGTTTAACAACATTGACGCCCTAGATGCCCAATGTGCAAGCATAGGCAGACTGTCAAGGATGCCGGGGGCATTGAGACTTAAATCAATAGCCAATGGATTCTATCTGGACACCAAGAATACTGAGGGTTGCAAGGAACAGAAGTGCGTATACTACAATGACGAAGCAAAGCCCATTGACCTCAGGGAAATGATTGAGGCATACGAACTCAAGGCAATGGGGGTTCAAATCTCCAATGCCCTAAGAACCCAGAGATACAAGAGGCAGAGTGTAAACCTAGGTGACGATGAACTAGGACACCTACAGAGGTCACAGGCGAAGTTCCCAACCCCATGCAAGGAAACCGCCCTGATGGTGCTTGTAGATGACAACATCCCATCATCAGACCTGTTGCCAGATGGTGGTAGTTACATTAGCACCATATACTATCTGAGAAACAGATTCCCCAGCCTTCTTGAGGAATTTGTGAGGAAGGTGAAGCAAGTACACCCAACCTGTCTGCCAAAGGCTGTAAATGAATATCTATAGGAGAAACAATCATGACACAAAGAGACAAAGATAAAATCAAGGTTCTAATCAATGAAGCAAAAGTATGGGCCGATTCCAACAAGGACTACCTCACGGGCCTAGATGGTGACTGTGAGGAAATCAGCGTGGAATGTCTGACCTTAGAGGAGGTCAAACGGCTACTGGAAAACCTAAAACTGAGACTACTGAAAGACGATGACCCCAACGAAGACCCAAGCAAGCCCATGATATGCCCTGTTTGTGGTAGTAGAAATGTTGAACCCGTAATTAAACAAGGGTCATGGGGCTATTACCCAGTATCAGCCCATATTGAATGCAAGGATTGTGGTACTAGGTCACGAGAGTATGACGGTAAGGATGACTGTGACAAAGAGGGGGCAATCAAGAAGGCTACAGCGGCTTGGAACAATAGAAAACAACTAAAAATCAATGGAGGCCAAAATACATGCAAAGATATAACATTTTGATTGCATAAAAAGTGAAAAATTGAGAGAATAATCTAAAGAGGTTAGAGAAGAGGTGGTAGATTCTACTGCCTCTTCTTTGTTTTTTATTGACCAAGGTAAATATAGGTATGAAAACTATAGCACTATACATAATCAGAAAATGGCTGTCCCCCAAGAAGGTGGCAGAACTGTTGGCAAAGGTCATAGCCAATCTACTCCGTAAAGCATCCAAGACTGGCAAATGGGATTTATTCAAGGCAATTGTCCAGAAGGTTGAAAAAGCCTGTCACCTGTTCAATGAATGCTACGAAGATGACAACATGGACAAGGATGACGAAGAGAAGATAGCCAATGCCATTGAACACATTACAGACGGCATTGACTTTGACAGACTGATTAAGGAAGCCAAATGAAGTGGTTACTCAGTCTGATTAGCAGAATTAGGGGTAAGATGCTAAATAAAGATGAACCCTTCAAAATAAAAATCCCTTTTCTGGTAATTAAATGGTGAGAAAGGTGACGAATTTTTTAATAAAAGGGTTTTTAAGTGAATTTTGGTAAATAGATATGGGATAGGCAAAGGGCCAACCCAATCAACCAAACTAAGAAAGAGAGTAAAACATCATGAATACATACAGCAACAGTAATAGCACATGGCACACCCAGTATTGGGATAAGCGGAACAAGGATGTACATTGTGAAGAAATGTGTGCATCCTATGTTGATGACAACTGGTTTTCAAAGATGCCAGACAAGTTGACCTATGAAAGGGTCAGGGTGGTAGACGATGAAACCAAGGCCAGACAGATACAAGGTGAAGATGTGGTAGTCACAATCAACACTAGTGGCAAGACAATGGTTATAGACGAGAAGGCTAAACTCTATGGAATGGTCAACAGGGTTCTTAACTACCCCAGTTTTGAGGTTATCTGCAAGAACCAGTATGGAACTGATTTCTTTGAGTCTTGGTTTGTTTCTGACAGTCAGACCAACACACACTATGCCATGATTTCAATAGGGGCTGACCATGAAGTTCCCAAGGGGGATGAATACACCCTAGACGAGTCACAGATTACTTGCATGGTATATGGGCTTATTGACAGGTCCAAACTACATGACTGGGTTGAAAGCAAGACTGGCAAGACCATTGATGAAATCACCAAGGATGCATGGGGGCTGTTGGATGACTACAGGGAACACCCCTACAAGTATACCAAGTATGCCCCAGTACACTCCTACTGCAAGGATGAACTTGGAAACTACATCTACCTCAAACTTTCAAAGGACAAGAAGGAACAGCCTGTGAATCTGATAATTAGAAGGGATTACCTCAGGAAGCACAAGTTGATAACAGAGGTATACATAGACAAGGATAAAGTGACTAAATACATACCCCCTGCCACATTTGACAGAAAGGGTGACAAACTTAAAGCAATTGACTAATTAGAAAGGGATACATCATGAACGCAATGATAATAACAGTTGGAATCATAATAGCAATAGTAATCTGCACCAAGATTGACAAGCGGATTCAGCAAAAGCAGTTGGAACAGATGCAACGGGATAGGGAAGCCGAAAAGAAACGAAGAAATGACATAAGGGGTTACTCTGTTGAGGTCAGGGGTAGGTTGTCCGATTTGGCACACACCATCTGGGACAGACAGATAGATGTCAAGAAGGACACAAGCCTCACTCAGGAACAGGCAGACCATATAGTTCAATATCTGGATAAAATAAAGAGGGGCCTATATCAGTTGATGGATGAGGAATAGACATGGATGACACAGTAGAAAATCAAACTATAAATCAAACCACAAATCAAACAACGGCTGAGGGGGGTAACACCCCCTTAGCCAATATATCTGCTTCCCCAGTAGCCCCCAAGAAAAGGGGCAGACCTAGGGCCTTGAATGGTCAGGTCACACAGAAGGATGTAATTAACGCAATCAACCAGACTGGGGGAATGATAGTTGAATCCTGTAACATGGCTGGTATTTCCATCTGTGACTTTTACAACAAGTTTCGTTACAACCCCAAGGTTGAGGAAGCCCTAAAACAGGCAAGGAGAAGGGGCTTTGAACAGGTTACTGATGTTCTGATTCAAAGGGCCTTGGATGGTGACATGAAAGCAATCAGCCTGTACCTCAAGTACAATCCTGAGGCAAAGGCGCAAAACTGGGTTGAGAATCAGACCCTGACACTTAGAGAGGAAAAGCCCCTGACCGCAGAGGAAAAGGCAGACTTGGCTAAACAACTGTTTGGATGATAAAGATAGGTGACATACTTCAACCTTGGCAAAGCCGCTACTGGAAAGCCTTCCTGACCCAGAAGCGGATGATTAGTTGCATATCACGCCAAACTGGTAAAAGTTTCATAGCGGCTTGGTGTTGTGACTATGACTGCATTCTGAATGGTGCTGTCTGGACGCTTGTTTCGACGGGTCAGAGGGCCGCTGATGAATTACTAAATAAGTGTCTGACCATTGCCAGATACTTTGAAGGGATGTTGAGGGGAACACCCCTTCATTTCACCTTTACGAACAATGCAACCAAGATTAAGTTTAGCACAGGTGGCGTAATAAACAGTCTTCCCAACAATCCTGATGGACTCAGGGGTTTCAGTTCATCCTTGCTACTGGATGAAATGGCCTTCATATCCAATGCAGATGAAGTGTGGCAAGCCTGTATTCCATTCCTGACCTCGCCACATGGGGCTGAAAAGAAACTACAGATAATATCAACCCCAGCGGGGCAATCAGGGAAATACTACGAACTCTGGACAAAATCAGATTACTACAAGACCCTAGTGACCCTTGAGGATGCGGTAAAAGAGGGTCTTGAGGTTGACATAGATGAAATCAAGAAGACCGTAATGGATGAAGCAGTTTTCAGACAGGAATATATGTGTGAGTTTCTGGATGTTGACACGGCCCTATTCCCCTACGATGTATTAAGGGGTTCTGTCTGGACTATTCAGCCAATTGGTGGAAAGGTGTACATTGGGGTTGATATAGGCAGAACCCATGATAAGACCTCAATAGCAATTCTAAGACAGATTAACGGCAAACTATACCTTGACCATGTGGAATCCCTGACAAACAAGGAATTTAGTTATCAGGAAGAGTACATATCCAAGTTGATTCATACATTGAACCCTGTGAAAGTGTGCATAGATGCTACTGGAATAGGGGCCAACCTTGCTGAGAATCTACATAGGAAGTTTGCACAGGTCAAGGAAGTCAAATTCACAAATGACACCAAGAATGAAATGTTTACTATGACTAGGGCAAGCATGGGTAATGGTGAATTGCTGATACCCAATGACAATAGTCTGATAGAGGATATGCACAAGATAAGAAGGCTGGTATCACCCAGCGGCAACCTATCCTTTAATGCAAGCAGGGATGACAAGGGTCATGCAGATGATGCAACGGCTGTGGCATTGAGTGTATATGCCACTAAAAAACAGGCAATGGTCTTTACACCAATTGCTGGGACATGATACAATTAATAAATAAAAAGTAGATATTGGTAAATAGATATGGGGTAATAATCAGATGGCAGATAACAAACTGAAATTCGTACCATTGAAAACTGATGACAATGACGGGGTAAGGAACACCTATAACCCCTTGCACTTTCTTACCAGTCAACAGATAGAAATGATGATAGATGCTTCCCGTTCTGGGAGAATCTCTCAACTGCAATTATTGTTTGCCTTGGTAGAGGAAAGTGATAGTACACTAGCAATGTGTCTCACTAGAAGGGAATCAGCCCTGCCAGACTGGACAATTAAAAGAAGGGATACACGAAGATACAGGTCTTATGATGAGAAACTGGCAGAGGAACAAGAGGCTTTCCTTTATGACCAATTTGTAAGGGCTGAGGATTCAGGTACACTAATCAAGGCCATTGACACCTTGCACAAGGCTGTATTTAGGGGTCTTGGGGTAGTTGAACCAATATATGATGGCTTTGGACTTGTCAAGGTTGTCCCTCTTGACCCTTGGAATTTTGCCATTGATTTTACCAGACACAACGAACTTGGGCAGTATCCCCTCTATTGGAATCCTACAGGTACAGACCTAATCAATTTCAAGGATGAACTAGAGAGAATCCCCGATGAACAGGTTGTGGCCAACTTCGCCAACGCCCCAATTGATGCGCTTGCCTTGCAGATATTCCTTGCTGAGACAATGGGCTTTGAATCATACTGCAAACTGATTGCCAGAAAGGGATTGCCAGCAACCTATGTTGTAGCCCCAGAGGATTTACCATCTGACCAACTGAATACATGGGCTGACAGGGCTGTTGCCTGTGCCAAGGGTGGTTCTGGGGCGTTCCCATTTGGAAGCAACATAATCACACAGGCCATTGACCCAAACAATGGTAAAAGCATTCAGGATTTCCTTGAGTATATGCAGAAGCAGATTGTCTTGGCTTCTACAGGCGGAACCCTGACCTCACTAGCACAGGCTACAGGGCTTGGTAGCAATATAGCCGATGTGCAACAGGATGTATTCAAAACCATTGTAAGACATGATGCATACAAGATTGGTGACTTAATCAACAGGGGTATTGCTAAGAAACTTTTGGATTGGGCATATCCTAACAAACCACATCTGGTTTACTTTGACCTTAGCAACGAAGACAAGCAGAACCCAGAGAAGTACCTTGCCGATGCGGTTACAGCCAAGAATGCGGGGTTGTCAATTGACCTTAACCAGTTAGAGGAACTGACAGGCTACAAACTCACCAAGGAAGAGGAAAAACAGGATACATCCATCTGGAATGTACCCAGAATCCCCAACAAGGAGAATGACAAGGGTGACACATGGGAACCCCCCAAGCCTGATACCCCCATTGCTGACACAGGGAAGCCCTCTGACAAGGGGGACGGGGCTGAGATAGTAGAGAACACTTCTGACGCAGAAGACGGCAATACACGCGATTCTGAGGCCAAATCAAACATTGAACATGGCAAGGAGATTTTGGGGGCCTTTGACAAGATGCTTGACCCCCTGAGAATCCTTTTTGAACAACTTGTTAATGTTAAGACCAAAGAGGAATCTGACGAGGTGGTTAAGGAAATCAATGACACCATCCAGCAAATAGAAACCAATGACAACGAACAACTGACAAAAGCGGTTGAGAAACTACTAACAGATAATTTTAATAAAGACATAGAATAGGAATCAGATATGGAACTTAAAGAAGAATTAAAGGCTGGGGATGAAATCCCAATACAGGTAGCCCCATTTGGTGAATACCCTGCAACCACCGTTGAAGGCAAGGAGATTGTACAGAGATTTGATGAAGAGTCATTCAATAAAATCATTGATGACTGGAAGAACACGGGGGAGAAATTAATCAGGGCTGACTTTGACCATAATTCAGAAATGACTGATGACACAATAGCATCAGGGTGGATTAAGGAACTTCACATTGACCCAGAAAAGGGGTTGATGGGTACTCTTGTTGTTACTGAATCTGGGGCAAAGGCCCTCAATGGTCTTGACTACAGATATGGTAGCCCTGTCTTTGCATTTGATGAAACAGAACATCCAATAAGCCTTTTAAGTTTTGCCTTTACAAATCGCCCTAGGCTTGTTAATATGGATGCTGTATACAACATGGATGATAGAAAATCCACTGTTGTGGTAAATAGTAATGTAGATGAAATTTCTGATAATGGGGATAACAAGGAAAAGAATGAATCCCCTGATGCAGAGACAGCCGATAAAGAAGAAAAGGCTGAAATGGTAAATAATAATGAGGAAATACTTATGGATGAACTCAAACAGATTTTAGGCTTGCCCCCTGAGGCAACTGATGAGGATATTAAAGCATCTGTAAAAGAGATGGTTGATAAACTCAAGGCCATTGCCGATGAGGAAATAGCAGAAGAGGCAGTTGAGGCCGTCAATGATTGTGGCATAGAAGACGAGAAGAAGGAAGAGGTAATTAACTGCTACAAGCAGAACCCCTCCTTGGTCAAGTCTGTACTCAACTGCATGAAGAAAAAGGTCACGATGGTTGTCAATGCCGCTGAGGCACAGAAACCTGACCTGACCGCTGATGAAAAACTTAAAAGGGAATATGCGGCCCTCAAGGGTGGAAAAGACAAGGTAGATTTTCTACTTGCACACCCAAGCATAAAACTCTAACAAAACGGGTCAAAACAAAACACAAAATTAACACACTTTGAGAAAGGCTTAGAAATAATATGGCTACTCCTAATATTGAAATTGCTGGTAACAGCGTTGTTTACTCCCTTGGCAGAGAGATTGCCAAAATCACGGACTTCGCGCACGACTTCGCCCCCGACTATAGCGCAGTTGGTGGCGTTGTGAAGATGCCAATTCTTAGTGCCTCCGCTGGCGTTTTTGATGCGGCTAACAACAACTACGAACAGAACAGCACGGTTGATACTGCTTCCATTACTCTTAACAAACAGTATGTTGCTGGTTTCTCTGTTTCCCCCAAGCAGATGAGTGACGGTCTTGGTGCCTATGGTTCCCTCTTCACCCAGATGGGAGAAGATGCGGGCCGTGCCATTGCCCGTTCGGTTGAGGCGGCTGTTGTTGGTCAGGTCACTTCTTCCACTTCCACAACCGCAACCCTTGCCCTTACTAAGGCTGGTTTTGCTGGACTCTACAAGACCACGATGGATGCAAACCTTGCCCCATCCAATGCTTGCTTGGTTCTCAATCCTACTGCCTATTCCAAACTGATTGAGGTTCTGGGTATGGATGTTGTGCATCTTGAGAAGGCTGTTGAGACTGGCATGATTGACAACTTCCTTGGCTTCAAGCGCGTCCTTGCCTCTGCCTCTGTTGACAGCGGCCTGCTTGGCTTCATTGCTGAGAGAGGCGCAATCGGTATTGCTGGCAGAAAGGTTCCTCTGCTTGAGGGCTACCCCGTCTATCAGGAATTTGTTGATAAGGATACCGGCGTTCCCGCCACGCTTATCGGATTCCTCAAGTATGCTACTGGGGATTACTTCATTACGGCTACTGCCCTGTTTGGTACGGCTATCACCCGTGCGGCTGGCATTGTTCCGCTGGTTGCATCTGTGTAAGTCAGATTCACATTGACCCAGTTTCGGCCCCTCTGCCCCTGCAAAGGCAGGGGGGCTTTTTGATAGGGGAAAGGATTACAAAGAATGATTTGCTACAAATTCAAATATAAGGGCGAAAATGCCCCAGCACAAATGATAACTACACCTTGTAGTACTACAATTCTGTTGGGCATTCACAATGGTGGGGATGAATCAGCAACCTTCACTTTGTTTGAAGGTGAAACTGAAATTACTACATCATACACAATGACTGGATATAGGGTTTTTAAGGTTGTCACACCAGACACACCAGAAACAAAGACATATACCGCTACAATTTCTGGAACTATTGATGAAGAACCATATACACACACCATTTCAATCAAGGTTACTTCAAATGCAGTGTCATTTGGGGACATATAAAAGGAGGCATTATGGTTTTCTATACTGTAGATAATCCAGCGGTTAAACCAGTACAAGAATGGAACATACCTACTGATTCCGTTGTTTATGCCGCATTGAAACCAAATGCTTTTCCAAACTTGAAATTGAAAGTATTGGATATGGATGACGGTCAATGGACAATATCACCCGGACAAGCCGTAGAACCTAATTCTGGTTCATTGTTGATGTGGGTAGGTGGTTCTACATGGTATAATCTGTACAGCCAAAACGGAATGATTCTATGCAAAGTGTGGGTTGGCAATGTTCCTTTTTCAAGAACGGTCAATGCAAAAGTACATGGCTATACCATAACCAACAATGGTGTCAAGACGGAAACAGTTAGCAGAGGTAGTTTTATAGTTGATGAAACTACATATTTGGTAGACCAATTTCCGTTATCATTTGACTGGAACAATCCAACTTGGAACACAGCATCTTATCTTTGCATTTTCAGAAACTCAAACGAAGAAATCATTGATTATGCCTTATATCACTATACAAGAACAGTTCCAACAAAGGTTGGAAAACGAATACAGAATATAGCGCATTATGTATTGTTTGAAGATAGTGGTTTTATAATCAATAATCCAACTGTTGTTCCAAAAGACATTTCATCTGCTAATTTTGCAAGTGTTGGAAATGTTGAAATTACAGACTTCCCAGATTTAACATTCACACTTGCAGACCCAGTAACTGTTCCAATAACAATTAACAGCCAAGAAAAGGCTTTTTGCTACATTGAATTCTAATCAGAGAGGTAAATAACTAATATGAAACTTTACAAAATTGACTTTACAAACACAATCGGTGACTACATGGTTACCGTTCCAACTGATTCACAGTTCCTTATTGGAATAAGCAATGGTGATTCAGAAGCAGATGTTGAACTTCTTGATGGGGAAACAGAATTGACCCCAGAAGATGATAAGATTGGTGCTTACACAGTCTTTAAGTTTGAGACAGGCGGAACACCTTCGGACAAGCACTACAAGGCAGTTATCACCGGAACCAATAACGCTTATCAACAGAAAATAGACCTAGTGGTTCATGTCATGGTTAGTACAGTTGCATACCGAGACATTGACACTGGTGTACTAGCAGACGAAGTTGTTAATCTGGTTGAGGAATCAGGTGTATTCCAGACTACTTTGAAACCACTTAAACTTGAAACTTCTGAATATGGCACATACATCGACATTGATGATACCAACTTCATGGATGTTGAAAGAACCATTTTTGAAATAGGTACTACAGATGCACAGGTGACAAGTAAAACCATGACGGCGAACATTTACCCCGCAGATTTTCCTGTTGAGACTGGTTCAACCCAGATGTTCAAACTCAATCTGAAAATCAATTGCCTAGGTGATGCTGTTTCACTTCCAGATGGGCTTATTTTTATCAATATCACGAATGGAGAAAACATCATCACATTAGATGCAAGTGACTTCTATGTAAGCTACGTTTCTGGCCCAACAGCGTTGTCAACAGTGATTGGTGATTCAACTGGCGTATCTCTACTGGTTGAACTCACTTTCGATTCAACTGGCGGATATGCGGAAATCAAAGGTTCAAAATACATCAACTAGGGAGGCTTTATGGCTTGGCTTGAATTAACACCGTCTTTACTTAAAACACATCTTGCCGCAACTGAAATAGCGGCCCTTGCAAATGTACAAGTTCCGTTTGATGTTGACAAGATTCTTTCAGACGAATGCACCAACATTGCAAACGCATGGAGAAGCAAGATTAGGCTGTTCCATTCAGTAGACAAAAGGGCTAACTATGTGCCAGAGTCATTGCTTGAGTACATCCTGATACACCTGAGATACGCCTGTTACACAAGGCTTCCCCAGATGGGTGAATTACTTGATGAACTCAGACGCAGGGAATGGGAGAGGGCTAACGAAGTCATGGACAACCTGAGAAAGTTTGCCATTGACCCTGTTGACCCAGAAGAGGAAGAGGATTCAGCCTCTGGTAATCCCGTCATCATAGTTGACAATGATTCGTGGAAATTTGACACACCCGCACCTGTCAGCATCAGTCAAAACACCATGCAGACGATAAAAAACAAACTTGATGCTTTTTCAAAGGATGCTGTAAGCCTTTTGGAAATGGTACAGGGTATATCAAAAGCGTTGTAATAGCCATGCCAGAAGACAGACAGAAACAGATAATAGAAGGTAAGACGGTTAGGCCAACGGGCCTGAAATCCGATGCCATTCGACGGTTTTGGAGTGAGAAGTTAAGGGAACAATCCCTGTTTTCTGCTAGAACCACATCCAAGACATATTTGGAGAAGGTCAAGGAACTTCTGGCGGCTTACCAGACTTCATTGGGTGAAACCCAGTCAGGGGAACCCATTAGTCAGGGTCTTCAAAGAACCAGAATGCTGATGCTTGAAAAACTCAATGAACTGGGTCTTGTAGATAGGGATGCAGACGGCAATGTTGTAGAAGGCAAGATGACTAATCTGGGGTCAACAATGAGGTTGAACCTTATCATCAAGACAAACACGGAACTTGCACACTCAATGCAGATGAAGGCAAGAAGCCAAGACCCCCTGATGCAGATAATGTATCCCTACTATGAACTGGTAAGAAATGAGTCTAGGAAGACCCAGAGGAATTGGCAACAGAGGTGGTATGACTCTGCAAATGCTGTTGGCTGGCAGGGTGTTGTAATGGGTACATCAAGAATGATTGCCAAGACGGATTCACCTATATGGAGTCAGTTGGGGCATGGATATGCTGACAGCCTTGGAACTGATATGCCCCCATTTGCATTTGGTTCTGGCATGGGATGGGAAAGGGTTTCTGCCAAGGAAATCAAAGACCTTGGTCTGACAGTTGGAGGTGACGAGAATGGGGCTTAACATCAAGGTTACATTGCCAGAATCCCTCAAGGGTCAGGGCAAGTTAAAGAAGATTGAAGATTCCAAGCAGACCATTCTAAACATTGGTGGGGAAGCCTTGGCTATTCTTCTCAGGAACTGGATGAGGGATTTGGATTCATCTAGGTCAAAGCATGGTAGCAACCATTTCAATCCATCAAAGGTTCATGACCCAATTATAGAGGGTGATACAGTAGGTGTGCCAATTTATGTTGCTGGCATTACTAGGGCTTTGCATGACATAGTAATCAACCCAGTTGAGGCTAAGTCATTGGCAATCCCAATGCATGAATCAGCCTATGGAATATCACCTAGGGAATACAATGACAGACACCCCAAGGGAACCCAAGAAGCCCTATTCAGACCCAAGGAAAAGGATTATCTGGCAAAGAAGGATGAATCAGGAAATCTTGTAGTCATGTATCTGTTAAGGAAGTCTGTTCATCAGGCACAGGATGCATCCCTACTGCCACCTGATGACCAAATCAACAATACGGTCATGGAGGCCATTACAGATGCAGTAGGAACAGTTCTTAATATGTGAGGCAAACATGGATAACACAATTACATCAATTTCAGACATACAGATAGCGGTTAAGGCAGAATTGGAGAAGAATACATACTTCATCACACATGGGTGTGACATTCTGATAGAAAACGCAAAAGACATTGAATTTCAAATCAAGAATGCAATGGGGGCTTGTGGAATAGTTGCGACTGTTGCCACACCATCATTGACATACAGGGGTGACTACTCAGGAACCAATGGGAAACAGCCTTATTGGGAAATCAACAGCCTTAATGTAGTCATAGTGGAGAATCCTACACTAAATAGAGGTAGGGCTAACTACACTACTGCATTGGATGCGGCATTACAGGTTGCTGAAACTCTCAATTTAATACCTGAGATACTCAACACAACGATTACACAGACAACTAACGGGGGGCTGGTAGTGGTATCGGTATCCCTAAAGACAAACATAGTCTTTGGTCTTGTCAAGGAAGACCAATGATGTTAATATTAAACAAAAACCTAATATTGGTAAATACAATAGAGAGGAAAACACAATATGGCATTTGCATTCAAACCATCAGGCGCGGCTTCAATTAATGTTGCTTACGGCGTAGATAACGAACTACAAGGTTACATTGTACAGAACGAAGACATAACGGAAAACATGGAAAATCTTACCATTCCAGACCAGAAGGGTAGGACTTGCCAAGTTATTGCTTATGATAAGGGCATGACACTTTCACTTACGGTTATTGGCCCTGCTACAGCACCTACTTCCGCTGGGTCTACTTTGTCTTGGAAGGACAAATCTGGAACAAGCCAAGATTACATTGTCCAGTCAGTCAGGCGTTCCTGTGTCTACAATGACACCGCTAAGTGGGTCATTGAGGCTACTGCTTGGGTACACGCAACCTATTCTGACAAGTCAGAAGACGCACTCTAGGTTATAGTATGTCAGTTCCTAGGTCAAGTATAGACGCATTGTTTCCAGAGGGTATAGACTGTGGTTTTGGTATCACAGTCTACCCTCTGACACTTGCACACTATGCCCTGTTGGAGAAAATCAATTCCTACCTCGTCAGCACAGACCATACCCCAGATTCCATAGAGGTCATCAAGACACTCTATATATGCACACACCCCGCAAAGGATGTAATGGCTGAATTTGACAGTCTGGAATATGATGCTTTTGAATGGGCAGAGACATTGCCACCTAGCATGAACAACATCATTGCTGGGGCTATCCTAAAACAGATTAGCGCAATGTCTAAGGTTGCCCCTGTAGTTGGTGACGAACAGGGTAAAAAAAAACTAGTCAGGGAAACGGCTTCCTAGCAACCTTGGCATACTTTGCAGTACATGACTTGGGGCTGACCTTCCATCAGGCACTTTATGTGGAACCAGCCTCAAGACTTATGCTTTTACTTAATCAGAACGCCTTGGTAAATATAGGTGAGGAAAAGTGCTTGACCCTAACAGATATTGAGGCTATGGAGGCACTAAAACATGGCTGAGGAAAAAGAACAACTTAAAATTGAAGCAACCCTAGACACATCCAAACTGAAACAGGATGCCCAACAGGGTATGCAGACTGTTGTCAACGAAGAAAAGAAGGTTGAAAACCAGTCTAACCAAACATCCAAGGCCATTGATGCAATAGGGCAGAGTGGCAAGAATGTAGGTCAGACCCTTCAACAGGCTGGTAATCAGGGTACGGATGCCCTAAAGAAAGTTGGTCAAGAGGCTGACAAGACCGCTAAGAAGATAGCCAAGATTAACACATCTGTTCAAGACATTAAACTTGGTCAGGCAATCGGCCTTGCAGGGCAGTTCATCAATAGTGATACTGGTAAAGCCTTGGGTGGTTATGTTGGCAACCAATTAGGAATGTCTGCAAGCGCACAGGGGCTTGCAGGAAGTGCCATTCAAGGTGGGTTGGCTGGGGCCGCAACGGGTGCTATGCTTGCAGGGCCTATGGGGGCCGCTGTAGGTGGTTTGGTTGGTGCTGGGGCTGGGTTGGTATCAGCCGCAAAGGAACAGGAAAGGGCCGCTGTAGCACTTATCAAAGCCGCCGATGAAAGACAGGCTATCAATAGAGATAGAACAAAGGAAATTGACCGTCAAGAGGCTGAGGCGAAAAGAACAAGGAGTTTGA